GATAATACAGGTGCTCCAGATACTTCAGCCACTGGCGGTAGCACAACAAGAGCATTTGATGGCCCAACTGCTGTCAACAGCTTTATGGGGCTCAACGTAATTGTGTCGGATGATGTTCCTACAACTGGATCTGGATCTTCTACTGAATATTCAACTTTCTTCTTTACTCAAGGAGCAGTTGTGACAGGAGAGCAAGCTCCAATCAGAACACAAACAGATAGAGACATCCTTGCTTTGGAAGAGGCAATGGCTGTGGATCTTCACTATATCTATCATCCTGTCGGATTAAAGTACGCTGTATCAACAGTTAACCCTAATAGAACTGTATTAGAAACTGTTGCTTCTTGGTCGAAAGTGTATGAGACAAAGAACATCGGTATTGTTCGTGCGACTAACGTATCTAATCAGGATTAATTATGCCTTCTTTATTTGAAGTAACTGCTGGTTCTTTAGTTGGACCAACAACAGGTGGAACTGTAACTCAGGCCACTAACAAATCCACAGGTGTAACTCTAAATACAGAGTCTGGACAAATCACAATGAACAATGCACAGCTTGATGCTGGCACTGAAGTATCTTTCACTGTAACTAACAGCAAGATTGCAGCAACAGACGTTGTTGTGGCTTGTCATGGTTCTGCTGGAACTGCTGGTTCATATTTGGTAAATGCAAATGCGATTGCAGCTGGATCTTTTGCGGTCACAGTTTCTAATGTATCTGCTGGTAACCTTAGTGAAGCAATTGTCATTAATTTTGTTGCTCTCAAGGGTGCATCAAGCTAATGGGAATGTACGCTTTTAGGCGTATGAGAGAGAGAAATGAAGCTGCTCAAAAGGTGGCTTCATTAACTCCAACTCTTGAAAAGCCAAAACCAAAATCTAAGCCCAAAAAGGTTAAACTCGATGGCGATAACAATTGACGCAACTGTTGGTGGTGCAAATGCAAACTCTTATATCACTCTTGCTGATGCAAATTCATTTATTGAAGGATTAGTTTTAAGTGATGACGCTGCTGCTTGGGATGGGTCAAGCAACGATAATAAAAATCGTGCTTTATTTACTGCAGCACAAAGAATTGATCGAGAAAAATTTCTCGGTGCAAGGGTTGACGATACTCAGGCTCTTGAGTGGCCAAGATCAGGAGTTCGCAAACCAGACACTTACACAAACCTTTATGGTTTATCTTTTCCAAATAGACTAGTTGCCGATTATTATACCGACACTGAAATACCAGATCGAGTGAAAAACGCACAGGTCATTTTAGCTGTGTATTTAAACAACAACAGAAATGGTCTAGAACTAAGTGGTTTGGAGGATTTTCAAACTGTTAGTATAGGAAATATCAACGTCACTCCCAGATTTTTTGGTGCTGTTGGTGTTGATCGAATACCTCCAATCGTTGATCATTATTTGATGGGCATTAGAATAGGAGGAAGAGCAAATTTACAAATCAAGAGGTCATGAAAATGGGTTACGGATACGAATATCCAGCAGCAATCATTATTACCGATACGGCTGCCCATACAGGCAGATTTGGTAAGGTGCATTGCTTGACAGATGCAGAGGCAACTTTTGTTGCTGAAAATATTACAGAAAATGGTTCTGCAACTATCAACGGCATCACAATGAAGGCATCATCTGAGGTCTGCGGAGTTATAACAAGTATCACTCTTGCAAGTGGTCAAGTAATTGCTTATTTCTTATGAGTCTTGCAAAAGCTCTTAAAAAAGCTGCATCAAAAACTTTGAGCAAACTTGGAGGAGATGTAACTATTCGACAGGTTACTGCTGGCACTTATAACACCACAACGGGTGCAATAACCGAGTCGACTTCCGATACAACTATTAAGGGGGCTCTAAGTAATGTTTCAAAATCAGAAGTTAACGATCTCATTGAGTCTCAAGATAAGATTCTAACAATATCGGCTGGTGATCTTACATTTGCACCCACAACTAAGGACAGAGTTGTTATAAGCAGCGTTGAGTTTAAAATTATTCAAGTGATAATAAATGAGCAAAATAACACTCCAGTTAGTTTTGATCTTGTTTTGAGGTAAAGATGGCCAGAAAAATCAAAGTTACACAAATTAAAGGTTTTTACGAGGATTTAATTGTTGATGCTGTAGCTGGAACAACTTTGGAATGGACTAGAAGAGTAAAAAAAGCAACCCCAGTAGATACTGGTAGGTTAAGATCGGCATGGCAAACAAACATTAAAAGGTTTGAAGGCAGTGTTACAAACAATGTTGTATATGCAGAACCTGTTTGCTTTGGTGTAAATAAACCACGATCATGGGGCGGTGTTTATAGGACAAAACAAAACACTGTTGAGGGTTTTCCAGCACTTATTGGTAAAGAGCTTGAAATATATATAAATAGACAGTTTGGTAGATTCTAATGGCAGCAATAGATTTAAATACAGTTCGATCAACAATAGAGGCTAGGTTAGCTACAGAGCTTGCTTCAAGTCCAGCAATACCTGTTGTTTTTAGTAATATGACCTTTGATTCAACAACTGAAGATACTTTTGTGCAATGCATTACCAATTTTGGAACAAATGATTACTTGACTCAAGGAGATTCAAGCAATGCCACAAATAACATTGTTGGACTAATATTGATCAATGTTTTCACTGAAGAAGGTATTGGGGCAGGGTCTAATTTTACAATTTGCAAGAGAATTAGAGACTTATACAATAGAATTACTGTTTCTAATGTAATTTTTGATGCACCAGTAGGGCCTGAGATATTTGCTTCAAGTCCAGAGGGTAAATTTCAAACACAAATTAGAATCACTTTTAACATTTATGAGGACTTGTAATGGAAATTACTGAAAAAATGCTTGATGTCATTGAGGCTGTAAAAGGTAGAAGAGAACCTCAATACTGGGATAATCAGTGCAGAAGGTTTATGGAAAAACAAGAAGCAGAAGCAAAAGCTGTGAAAAAACCAAAAAAAGGTTAATATAATTATAAATCTTTCTTTTTATTGTTATGGCTGCTGTAAAAGGTGACGTAGGTCAAGTCAAATTTGATGATGGTGGATCTTCAGTCAACCCAGTTCTAGGCACAAGATCATGGTCTATGTCTATCACCAAAGATACCCAAGAAACAACTGTTCAGGGCGACACTTTTAAAAAATTTATTGGTGGACTTATTGAGGGTGAAGGAACTGCTGAGTTAGTCTATGACAACGCTGCATCTGGCGAAACTGCAACTTTTGTTGATGGTGTATTAACAACTGGCGATGCTGGAACTGCAGCCTTTGAGCTCTTTCCTGATAGTGCAAGTGGTTCTGCAAAGATAAGTTTTAGTGGTCTCATCACGGGCTTTGAGCAGAGTTCCTCAATTGGTGATGTAAACACTATTAACATCACATTTAAGCCAAGCGGTACTATAACCTCAGCAATCTAAATAATTTATGGCAAGCCAAAGAACCGCAGACATTCTTCTTGGAGCATTTAAAGATGAAATGGTCACAAGAAGAAAGTTTGAGGTAAAAGATTCTAAAGGAGAAGTTAAATTAACTTTATACTTCAAACCAATAACAAGGTATGCAAGAGTTAGGGCCCAACAATTAGCTGGGTCTGATGACGCTTTGGTTATTTCAACTCAACTTCTTTGTCAAATGGCCGAAAAGGAGGATGGAACCCCAGCCTTTGATATGTCAGATGCCCCTATCTTACAAAGAAGCCTTCCTGAAAAAGTCTTAAACGATATTGAATTGTTTTTAAACGATATAAAACTTGATATTGATACAGCAAAAAAAGAATAAGGAGGGATAACTGGCTTAGATTTGAGTTGTTCCTAGCAACAGAACTTGGAAAAACTTTAGAAGAACTCAGGAAAGGAATGACTGAGGCAGAGCTTATTCATTGGGCTGGATATTATGAAATTAAACATGAAGAAGAAAAAAAAGCCCTCCAGCGACAAAAGCGAAAATCAATGTAAAATAAAATAAAGACTTTTTTTATTTGTGGCAGAAGCAGTTGTTAGGTTAAAAGTTGATGCGACAAATGCCAAGAGAGCTCTGGCTGGTGTTCAAGCAAGGACAGAAAAACTACAGGGAGCCTTGGGTGGTCTTAGAACAGCTATTGCTGGTATTGGTATTGGTTTACTAGCTAAACAGGCAGTTCAAGTATCATCTAATTTTGACAAGCTGAATGTCAGATTAGGCTTGTTAACCAAGCAAAGTGGAACATTTGCAAAGTCACAGCAAATAGCGGCAGATGCACAGAAAGCATTTGGTTTAAGTGCAACTGAAGCACTTGAGGGCATAACAGATATAACGGCAAGATTAGCTCCTTTGGGTGTTGGGGTTGAAGATATTAAAAGTACATTTTTTGGATTTAATACAGCAGCAAAACTAGCTGGTGCTTCAACTATAGAAGCATCAAACGCATTTAGGCAGTTAGCACAGGCTCTTGGCTCAGGAAGGCTTGCTGGTGATGAATTTAGAAGTATTGCTGAACAAATCCCGACACTGTTACAGCCTATAGCAGATGAATTAAATGTCCCTATCGGAAAACTTAAAGAATTAGCTGCTGAGGGTAAGTTGACAAGTGAAGTAGTTTTAAGGGCTTTAAGAACTATAGAAACTGAGGGGGCGGCTTCATTAAAAGAATTAGTAGCAAATGACCCTACTCAAATATTTAAAAACTTTAGTAATGCAACAGAGGATTTATCAAAAGCCTTTGGTAAAGAATTAAGGCCCGCAGTCGAAGGTACGACTAAGTTATTAACTGAATTCATTACAAAATTAACAAAATTTATTGAATCTGATGCTGGTAGGGCGGCTTTACTATTAACTGCTATAGCTGCAAGTATAAAAGCTGTTGCTGTTGCTGCTCCACTAGCAGGGGCAGCTCTTGCCGCTTTGACAATAAAAGTAGGAGCTTTAAAAATTGCTGTACTTGGTTTATCTGGTGCGATAGCTGCCACTGGAATAGGTGCTTTTGTTATAGCTCTTGGTGCTTTGACAACACAGATAATTAAAACAAGAAGAGAACAAAAAGAATTAAATGATGCAATAGTCAAAGGCTCTGGAGAGGAAGTTGCAAAAGCTTTAGAAAAACAAAAAGATATTTTAGGGGATATAAATGAAAGATTAATCAATGCAAATGGTAGAACCAAAAAAAATCTTGAGGAAAAGAAAAAAGAAGTTGAACTAGACATAAAAATGCTCGAAGGAAGAAATAAAACTCTTGAGTCAGACAAACTAATAAATGAAAAATTGCAAGAAAGAGTGGGCATACAGAAAGAAAGCACAGAAGAAATAAAAAAACAACAAACAGAAACCGACAAACTAAAGGAAAAAATGACAGCAGTAGGTGAAGAGATCGAAGGAAGCATAAAAAATAACCTTAGAGAAGCTATTACAGGTGCTCAATCTTTTGGACAAGCAATGACAAACGTGCTTAATCGTATTAGAGATAAAATTATTGATGCACAAATAGATAAACTCATTGGTGGCTTTGGAGAGGCATTTGGTAAGGGTGCAAGCGGTGGAGAGAAAAAAGGTTTAGGAGGTTTTCTTGGCGGTTTACTTGGCGGATTATTTGCTGAGGGTGGGAGGCCACCTGTCGGTAAAGCCTCGATTGTGGGTGAAAGAGGGCCAGAATTATTTGTACCAAAAGTTGCTGGGACAATAGTGCCAAATAGTGCAATCGGTGGAGGTGGAGATAGTGTTACAAATGTAATAACTGTGAATGTTGATGCAAACTCAAGTAATGTTTCTGGAAACAGTGCAGATGCAAACAATCTTGGAAATCAAATTGCGGCAGCGATACAATCAGAATTAATCAAACAAAAACGTGCTGGAGGCTTATTGGCATAATGGCTACCTTTCCATCAATCACCCCTCAGTATTCGACTCAAGAAACTGTTAATCAAGATGCGCTACGGATAAAACTTGGTGATGGATATGAACAGCGTTTAGTTCAAGGATTGCCAGCAAATAAAAGATTAATTTCATTAAATTTAACTTTTAATGTTACTACCACTGACGCAGATAGTATTGACACTTTTTTAGATGCAAGATTTGACGATCAAGAAAACTTTGATTTTACACCTCCACATCATTCGTCAGCTTTAAAATTTATATGTACAAGAAGAACTAGAACAGCAATCCTTAGTAATAGAGTAGTGATGAATTTAACTTTTGAACAAGTAGCAGAACCATAATGGCAATACCAGTCTCCGAATTACAAAAACTGAATCCAAGTGCAAGGATTGAACTATTTGTTTTAGAGCTTGTAGAGGGTTTGCATTATGCGACAGGTAATCCATCAAATGTGCCTACTGTTTACAGATTTCATGCTGGTTCAAATATGAACTCAAATGCAGAAATAATATGGCAAGGTAATTCATATCAAAGAGTTCCTATTACTTTCACAGGTGCTGAGTTTACTGGAAAAGGTCAAGTTCCCAGACCCACGCTTAGTATTGCAAACTTAGGCGGTATCACTAGAAGTGGATCAGTGTTAACTATGACTGATTTGTTGATAATTGTTAATTTAACAACACCACATAATGATTTAGCAGATTCAAAATTAACCAGAATAACAACTCACGCAAGTGAACTTGATGCGGCAAATTTCCCAAATAATAACAACCCATTTGGCACACCATCATCTAATGAATTGCCTCAAGAAATATTTTTCATTGATAGAAAATCATCTGAAACAAGAGAAATAATACAGTTTGAACTTGTTGGCGCACTAGATCAAGCAAATTTAAAATTACCAAAAAGACAAGTAACAAGAAAAGATTTTGCAGGGGTTGGGACATTTATAAATACATGACCAATTACTGTTGGAAAGAAGATGCTATATACCATGCCAAAGAGTGTGACCCAAACGAATCATGCGGAATTATTGGCGTAAAAGATAATACAGAAAAATATTATCCTTGCAAAAACATTGCAGATGAATTAAAGGCAGAATCTTTTGTTATTGACCCTTTAGATTATGCAGAGGTAGAGGATTTTGTTGATGAAATTACTGGTATAGTTCATAGTCACCCACAAAATATTTTAGAGTTTTCAGAATCTGATAAATATAGTTGTAAATCAATAGATTTAATTTTTTATCTCGTTTCTCCAAAATCAGATAAAATAGCGGTAATTAGACCTGATGAAATAGATGCTTAAAAAAATAAAAGTTTACGGCACTTTAAGAAAATTTTTAGGTCAAGCTGAGTTTGAAGTTGATCTAAATACACCTAGAGAAGCTATTAGTTTTTTAGTTTGTAATTTTAAAGGTATTGAGAAACACATGGCAGAACAGATTTACACAATACAGGTCGGAACAAAAGTAATAACTGAGGATTTATTAAATTTGAATACAAAAGATGATATAAGAATTATTCCACTTGTACATGGTAACTTTTTCCAGATTTTGCTAGGTGCTGGTGCTTTGTTTGCTAAATCTGCGATTCCAGCAAAAATTTTAGGTAGTACTCTTTTAAGTACAGTAGTTACGACTACGTTAGCGACTGTTGGAACAAGTATGGTTGTTGATGGAGTTACAAGTATGTTGACTCCACAACAAAGCAATCAATCTGTTGCAAGTGGACAAGATAGTTTAGATCCAGCAGCTTTGGCCTCAAATTATTCATTTACAGGGCTGACAAATATTAGCAATGCAGGTGTTCCAGTGAATTTAGTATATGGAGAAATCTTGGTCGGCTCTATTGTGGTTTCTAATGGAGTTGATACGGTTCAAGTGGAGGGTAACAACTAATGGCAATTAGAGAATTTGACCAGAATACAGTTTTTAACAACCCTGACTTGCCTAGTGGTGCATTATCTTCAAAGCAATTTAATACAATCGTGGAGTTGCTAGGGGAGGGTGAATTGGAGGGGAGTGCAACAGCATCAAAGGCTGGTATAACAGATAAGACGTCAACTGCATACTTCAACGCTTTCAAGAAGGATATATTCTTTAATGGGACTCAAGTTTTACAAGAGGCCGCAAGCAATACAGCACCACAAGACAGCGACTTTAATTTTAAAGATGTCGGTTTTGATTTTAGATTAGGCACAGCAAATCAGACATTTATTGAAGGAATATCAAATATTGAAACTGAAAATATTATCGGAACCACTGTAACCACTTCAAGCCCTGTCACGCATACTGTTTCTCAATCAAATATAAATGCTGTCAGAGTAACTCTTAGATTTCCTTCAATGCAAAAGTTTGAAGATAATGGAGATATTAATGGAGTTTCAGTCAATTTATTAATAAAAACTATTGAGAATGATGGAACAACTACCACAGTGATTGATGACACAGTTGAGGGGAGATCGACAAACGCTTACTTTAGGGATTATTTAGTGAAATTTAGCTCAACAACTTCTTTCCCAGTTGCGGTGAGAGTTGAAAGAGTAACAGCAGATAGTTCAGATGCAACTTTGGTAAATGCTTTTCAATTTAATCAAGCTACAAATATAATTTTTGAACAAAATGCTTATGCAAATACTGCCCATGTTGCACTCAGATTTAATGCTGAACAGTTCCCAAGAATCCCTAAAAGGGTGTTCAGGCTCAGAGGGCGCAAGATCAAAATCCCGCACAACGCAACTGTTAATTTACAGACAGGTGCAATTTCATACGCTGGTACTTTTAACGGAACTTTTAAAACAGATAAAGAGTGGACAACAGATCCAGCTTGGATTCTTTACGACTTACTTATAGATACAAGGGCTGGTTGTGGTATTCCAGAATCAAATCTTGATAAATTTAGTTTTAAAACAGTAAGTGAGTATTGTGGAGCATCAGTTGATGCTGGAAATGGTGATGGATCTACAGAGCCACGATTTAGCTGTAATGTAAATATTACGCAACAGCAAGAGGCATACACATTAATAAATTCTCTTTGTTCTGTTATGAGAGTAATGCCTTTTTATTCTGCTGGTGGCATTGAAATTTCTCAAGATGCACCAAAGTCGGCCTCATATATTTTTACAAATGCAAATGTAACTGAGGCAGGGTTTATCTATGCTGGATCAAGTTTAAAAACAAGACATACAGTGATAAATGTCAGCTATTTTGACATGACAACACAAGAAGTAGATGTAGAAACCGTTGAGGCTGACGCATCCACACAAGCCAAGTACGGTGTAGTTGTTAAAAATGTCAAAGCATTTGCCACAACCAGCCGTAATCAGGCAAGAAGATTAGGTCGTTGGTTTTTATATAATGAGCAAAATTCTGGTGAAACTTGTTCCTTTGCAACAACTGCGGCTGCTGGCGCATTGGTACGTTGTGGTGATGTTATAGAAATATCTGACAGTTTAAAGGCTGGTGTTAGGCGTGGTGGTTTATTAAAAAGCGTTACTAATACAACTACAGTTGTTTTAGATGACTCAGCTAATACAGATATTCCTAGTCTTGGGTCAAATCCTACGATTTCTGTAATTTTACCTGATGGAAGTCTAGAGCAAAAAACAATAAGTGGAATATCAGGAACCACTATCACTGTTTCCTCTGCCTTTAGTGCCGCACCAAATCAACACGCACCATTCATCTTAGAAACTTCAAGTTTAGAAACAACCACATGGCGAGTTATTGGTGTAAAAGAAAATGATGATAAAACTTTTACCATAACAGCTTTATCACACGATTCTGGTAAATATGCCTTTGTTGAAGATGGCACAGCTTTACCAACAAGAAATATAACAACGCTAACTGAGGTTAAAGACCCACCAGAGGGCTTATCAGCAACAGAAAAAATTGTAATTATTAATAGTACTGCTGTTCCAAAAATTATTCTAGACTGGATACCGCAAGCTGGTGTATCAAAATATCAAGTTCAGTACAGAGCTAATAATGGGGATTTTAAAACTATCGAAAGCCCATCTAGTAATGTTGAAATATTCAATACTGATGTTGGTACTTATAACTTTAGAGTTTTTAGTTTCAATGCACTGGGTCAACCATCAAGAACTCCAGCAGAATTAACTTTTATTGCTGTAGGTAAAACAGCCCCACCAGCAAACATAACAGGACTAACTTATGAACCATTAACAGATAAGCTTGCAAGACTTAGATGGACACCACCAACGGAGGCAGATGTAGTTGCAGGTGGAAAAATTTTCATACGGCATACACCAGACACCACAGGAAATGGTACTTTTTCAAATGCAACGGATCTTGTGACTGCTGTTGCTGGTAATACAAGTTCTGCGGAAATTCCAATTTTGGCTGGAGAGGTAATTCTTAGGGCGCAAGATGATGGTGGCCGTTTTAGTACAGGAGAAACCTCTGTAATTATTGACCCACCAGACCCAGTTCCAGCCTTGATCACACAAACCAGAAGAGAAGATCAAGACAATCCAAAATTTCAAGGCACTAAAACAACGACAGCTTTTGATAGTGTTTCAAATTCCTTAACTTTAACTGGTACAGGTTTAGTTGATGCTATATCTGATTTTGACGCAGAAACAAGTATTGATTTTATTGGTGGTGTTGCATCATCTGGTACTTATGAGTTTGGCGGTAGTGCTGGCGGTACTTTTTTAGATTTAGGTGGTGTATTTGCTTTAGACCTTAAGAGACATTTAAAATCTGAGGCCATTTACCCAAATGATTTGATTGATAACAGAGGTTTGATTGATGACTTACAGGATTTTGATGGTACTGGTAGTGTTGATGTTAACGCTATTACTGAAATTAATGTAACTCAAGATGACCCTAGTTCTGGTTCTGCAACTTACGCTGGTTTTCAGACTTTTGCAAATGGAACGTATAAAGGTAGAGGTTTTAAATTTAGAACCACTTTGACATCTAACGACCCAGCCCAAACAATCAGAGTCACAGAACTAGGTTATACAGCAAGCTTACAAAGAAGAACAGAATCAGGAACACAGACATCAAGCGGTCTAACTACTGTTTCTTTTAGCTCACCTTTTTTTGTTGGTACAAGTTCTCTTTTAGGTGCAAACACGCAGCTTCCATCAATAGGAATTACTGCGAGTGATCTACAGGCAGGGGATTTCTTCACCCTGTCTGACATCACCGCTTCATCATTTAAAGTACAATTTAAAAACAGTTCTGGAGCTTCAGTAAATAGAAATTTTAATTTTACTGCTGTAGGGTTTGGTAAAGGTGGATAAAACGGATATACTTAAAACAATTACTTTTTTTTAAATGGCAAGAGTCGATAATACTGGTGGTTCTGGGTTTACAGTTGATAACGGAACTGGTCTTGTTGTAAGAACAAAGTTAAATCAAATAATAGCTGCATTAAGCACTACCAATCAAGGCTCTGGTGATCCCTCAATCGGTGTTGCAGCTTATACTCAACACATTGATGGTAATACTTTAAAAATTAGAAACGCTGCCAATAATGCTTTTGTAAGTTTAGGTGATGTAAGTCTTGCAAACTTTGGTCATGCGTCATTATCAACAGAAAATACATTTACAGCCAGAGCAACTTTTAACGTAACCTCTTCAATTACTTTGCCCTCTGGTACAACGGCTCAGAGGGACGGCAGCCCAGCAGTAGGTATGATACGCCATAATAGTCAAACAAATAGCTTTGAAGGCTACAATAATGGTGCTTGGGGTTCATTAAGTGGTGCTAGTGGAATATCAAACGTAGTTGATGACACTTCACCTCAACTTGGAGGAAACCTTGATGTTCAAGCAAATGAAATAAATACCTCTACAACAAACGGAAATATAAAAGTAACACCAAACGGCACAGGATTATTTGAAATTAAAGGAAATACAAATGATGGAACCTTACAACTTAACTGCAATCAAAATAGTCATGGTGTAAAAATTAAATCTCCAGCGCATAGTGCTGGTCAATCTTATACTTTGATTTTGCCAGACAATCAAATTGCCGCTGATAAAGTTTTAAAAGTAAAAAGCATTTCTGGTTCTGGTGCAACGGCAGTTGGTCAGCTTGAATATGCAGATGCTGGTGGAGGCGGTGGAACTGGTGGAGGCGGTGAGCAAATTTTCTTTGAATCAGAAAATGAAATGAACACAAGTTATACAATTTCATCAAATCATAACGCTTTAGTTGCAGGGCCATTAACTATTGCATCTGGTGCTACACTAACAATAAATAGTCCTTCAGTTGTAACGATTCCATAATGGCTTTAGTTCTTGACGGCTCAAACGATACAATAACTGGATTACTTATTAATTCAGCGAATATTGTTGACGGCTCTATTGTAAATGCAGATATAAACGCAAGTGCAGCAATCGCAAGCACAAAACTTTCTGGAATATCTAGTGGCAAATTTTCCAGTTTTGCGATTATTGCAGATCAAAAGACTTCTAATGTACTTGGTGGTTCATTTAGTTCTGGTGGAGATAGAACAAGAGATTTGAATACAGAAATAGCAGATGCAGATGGAATAGTATCAATCAGTAGTAATCAATTTACTTTGCAGGCGGGAACTTACTTAGTTAGAGGTTCAGCACCCGCTTACAATGTTGGTAGGCACGTTGCTTGGGTTTACGATGTCACAAACAGTACAAATGTTCCTGATTTCGGGACTGCGGAACATTCTTATAACGGTGTTGTAACCAGATCATTTTTTTATAGTAGATTTACAATCTCAGGTACAACTGTTTTTGAAATACGACATAGATGTGAAAACACTCAAAGTGCTGGTTTTGGTCAAGAGTCTAATATAGCTACCAATACTTATACAGTTGCAGTAATATTTAAGGAGTCATAATTATGGCAATAAACTCAGATACAGACATTAATTTAGCGTTATTACAGTTAGGAAAAAATGCTAATCGTTACAGATTAGATCAGAATGTAGTTCCTCACAAAATTATTGAATGGGATTCTGCTAATTCTGATTCACAACCTACAGATGCCGAGTTAAATGCAGCTTACACAGCATGGAAAAATGCAGAGGAATATAAAATCAAGAGAACAGAAACAGGCTCTACAACTTACGCACCAACAGGAGAGCAAATGGCAATGATTTACGATGATATTATTGCTGGTAAACTAGATGCAACAGGCACTTTTGCTGCACATAATAAAGCGGTAAAAGACGCTAACCCAAAAAGTAGTTAATTATGAGTGCCAAAATTAAGTTAAATGCAGCATCAGGTGGTGGGTCTTTCAGTT